TCTAACTGGGAAGCAAACTTTGCCAGAATTTTAACGGCATATAAAATAAAATTTGATTTTGAACCAACCGTTTTTGCTTTTCCAATTAAGAAACGGAACAAAAGGTTATACTCCAGATTTTTTTACTCAAGTTGATTCAAGTTGGGTTGAGATAAAGGGTTACTTAGACGCCAAGAGTATGACTAAATTAAAGAGATTTAAAAGGTATTATGAGTCAGAATTTAATAAACTAACTTTTATAATAAGCAAGTATTCAACTGAGGGTAAGGCTTTTGCAGCTGAACTAGAAATACCTCAGGTAATTTATTACGAAGATATCAGAAATTTTTATTCTGATAAAATATCGATTTGGGAAGGTAAGTAGTTATGGCAGCATACAAAGAGCAATATTATAATCTAGAAGAAGAGGAAATGCAAGCTTTGATAGCTAAGGCTAAAAATGGAGATGAAAGAGCTAAAAAAGAATTACTAAAAGTTTTTAATAATTTTCTCACAAAGTATACAACCTTACTGTATCACGGAAAATATAACCTGAATGATTATGACATAAGAAGATTCACATCTCTGTTTGTAAAAGATTCATATGTAAGATTTGCTCTTATGAAAAACAAGCTTAATCAAGCTGGTTATAAACATGTAAACGAAGTATTACGACGGTATAGTGTATATGGCAAAAAGATATGGAGAAGAAATAGATGTTAGACAAACTGTAGACATGACATTCTTCCAATGTATTACCAGATACCAAAGAAAAGATTCAGAAAAAGGACCAATACCATTTAGTCGGATTCTTATACAGCTATTTTTTCTATCTTCTTAAAAAGAATGTTGATACATTCTTAATAGATCAGTTGGGAAGAAAAAGTTTTCCTCTTTTAAGCGATGACTCAAATGATGATGGAGATGATGGAGAAAAACAAGTTGGCTTTAAGGCTCCACCAGAAGAAAGAGAGATGGAAGAATTTCTTTCGACGGAAGACATTAATGAGTTTTGGGTACTTGGCGAGACATGCGCAGAACCATTTATATTTCTTTCAGTCCAGGAAAGGCAACTACTTAAGTGGCGCTATATAGACGACCTAAGGTCCAGTGAGATAAGCAAAAAGATATCAGAGCACCCCAATACAGTTAGAGAACATTTAGGTAAAATAAGGGCAAAGGTGACTAATCTTGTGGTAGAATCTAAGATGCGAGATGAAATTAACTTTAGATAGGTAAAAAATGAACCTTCAATCTTTACAGAAGATGAATGAATTATTAAGAGAATTTATAGGCCCTCAAATAGAAGAAATAATTTCAGCGTATACTTCTA